CTCCAATCGATGAAAGTGAGTCGCTAACAGATCAAGCTCAACGAAGCAATTCATCAGACTTATTAGAAAAGGATGAAGAAGGTAAGCAACCAGCATTCTGTAACGGTTTGAAGGATGCTGATATTAACAAGTTAGTAATCGATTATAAACAGCTGTCAGCTGCCCGTAAGGAACGTAATATTAACACTAAGGTATATGAGTCGGAGTATATTAACACCAAATATAACGAATTCATGAACGATTCAAAAAAGATTGTGATGGCTATGGCTCGTGAGTTCGAGCGTAAGAAAGCTGCTTTCGAATACAGTCGTTCACAAACAGCTAAGAAGGGTTCGTTAGACGTCAATAAGCTTCACCAGTACCAGTACTCTGAAGACATCTTCAAGACTGTTACTAAATTGGCCCAAGCCAAGAATCATGGTATTGTAATGGCAGTTGATTGGTCAGGTTCAATGACTAGAATCATAGTTGACGTTGTTAAGCAAACAATTATACTAGCTCAGTTTTGCAAGAGGGTTAATATTCCATTCGAAATTTATACATTCACTTCAGGATCAAATAATACATTAAGTGGAGATTTTAAAACAGCTGGATCTATGTTAGGAGCTGATCGTGTAAAGTTGGTTGAGATAACTAACAACATGTTATCTAAGAGCGAATATAATACTAGTATTAAACACTTCTTTACTGCTGCTGTTTTATCTGGAGATTCAAATGCGTGGTATGAGTCGGGTGTTAATTACAACGATTTATGTTCATACGAGAGAATGGGTTCAACTCCTCTAATCGAAACCACTATGTTACTGACAACCATTGTTAAGAAGTTTCAAGCGAGATATGCTATTCAAAACACCAACATTATTGTATTGACTGATGGTGATGCTAATTACATTGACGTTAAGAGAGTTTATGGCGATAATTACAGCGATATAACCTCGTCAAAAGTTGTTATGGACTTCCATGGTAAGGCTGTGATGGGTTCTAGCACTGATGAGCTATACACAAACTGTGTTAAGGAGATGAAGAGACAAACTGGAGCAACAGTAATGTGTTTGTTCTTAGCTGAAAGTAAGTATGATTTCAGAGAGGGGTATTACAAAATTTGTAAATCAGGCGAAGGTAGTTACGATGCTAGCAACCGCAAATATAGAGAGTTCAACAGCGAAGGTATTATCAGTGCTAAAAATGCGTGTGGATATGATACGTGGTCGGTAGTAAAAGTTGGTCAACGAAGTGATGATGAGTTTGAAATTAAAGATAACAAAAACGGTAATGATATTGCCATTAAGGATATTAAGAAGCAGTTTAGAAGCTTTAGTAAGAGTAAGAAACACACTAAGAAATTGGTGTCAACAATAACAGATACGTTAGCAGCGTAAGGAGTAATATGTTAAATGAGTACCCTGATGCAGATAAGCATCAATTTATAAGTTTTGTTAAATCAGGATTTAGATTCCTAGGATATGCGGTATTGCCGTTTTCACTTGTGTGGGCAGCTAGTTTGCTCATCGCAGCAGAGGTGTTAGGAGTGGTAGAAGAGTTAGTGTGATATGATAGACCTGGGTAGTCTTTAAAGTACCCACCTTATTTAGATGGGAATTAACTGAAAATAATTGTTGACCTTTCCATCGTTTTAGAGTATAATGTAATTATAACAATCAGAAAAGGAGTAAGACATTATGAATCAAGTGATCAAGAAGTTAGCAGAAATGGATAACAAAGTAAATTTTACAGTAAAAGATGTTGTGGGTGTTGCAGTTGAACTTGGAGTTAGTAAGCACACAGCTGCTGCTCATGTTAGGAGATTTCCTAAAGTTTCACGTGGAGTGTATAACTTAGAAGCAGCACTAGTTCCATTCAGATCAGCTAAATCAACAGTACAAAACATTGGAGTGTCATCTGTATCTAATGATGAAGTTTACGTTCCAGAGATTGATGATACATTTGTTGCTTGGGGAAACTCAACTGACATATCAAAAATTATTAAGTCGGGAGAATTCTACCCAACGTTCGTGACAGGTTTATCAGGTAATGGTAAGACATTCATGATTGAACAAGCCTGTGCTAAAGCTGGTCGTGAGTATGTAAGAGTTCAAATCTCACCTGAAACAGATGAGGATGACTTGATTGGTGGCTTTAGACTATTGAATGGTGAAACAGTGTTCCAAAAAGGTCCTGTGATTAAAGCTATGGAGGCTGGTGCTATATTATTGATCGACGAAATCGATCGTGGAACTAATAAGATTATGGCTCTTCAAGGAGTTTTAGAGGGTAAGCCAATTCTTATTAAGAAGACTGGTGAAGTTGTTAAACCTGCTAAAGGGTTTAATGCGATTGCTACAGCCAATACTAAAGGTAAAGGTTCTGATGATGGTCGCTTTACTGCTGCTACAATTTTAGATGAGGCATTCTTAGAACGCTTTACAATTACAATTGAACAGAAGTACCCAACACCTAAGACAGAGAAGAAAATTCTTATGAATCACATGGAGAAGTTTAACTCGGTTGATGATGAATTTGCTGATTTATTAATTGGTTGGGCCGATACCATTCGTAAGACTTATGAGGATGAAGGCATTGATGAGGTAATCTCAACAAGACGTTTGTGCCACATTGTTCAAACGTTTGGCATCTTTGGTAAGAGAGATAAGGCTGTTCAACTGTGTATCAATCGTTTCGATGATGACACCAGAGATGCTTTCTTAGATCTTTACACAAAAGTTGATGCTACAGTGAAGAGTGTTGGAGAATATCCAAATGATACTGGTACTACAGATTATGGTTATTAAGCTGTTGACTTTATCATCGAAATAGTGTATAATATAGTGTATTGAAAAGGAGAAATATATCATGGTTTTAAGTAACGAAACAATTGAAGTTCTAAAGAACTTTGCTACAATTAACGCTAACATAGCTTGTACTACCGATAAGGTGTTAAAGACCGTTGGGGTGTCTAAAAACATCATGGCCAAGTCGCCAATCTTAGAGGAGTTTCCCTATGACTTTGGAATCTACGATCTCCCTGAGTTCTTATCAGCAGTAGGAATGTTTGAAGATCCTGAGTTGGCTTTTGATGAAAATAAGAAGTTTGTGGCTATCAGTAATGGCACATCTAGTATCAAATACTTCTTCTCAGAGATTGGCAATTTAGTAGTTGCTAAGAATGAACCTAAGATGCCTGATTCTGCTGTTAAGTTTAACATTACACATGAACAGCTTATGACCATTCGCAAAGCATCTTCAGCATTGAATGTGCCTAGCATGGTTGTAACTCCAAATGGATCATCTGAGGTTGATCTTACTGTGACTGATACTAGTAATAATACCTCAAACGAATTTAAGCTATCCGTTAGGTCTAACGGTAGTATTGAATCTGAATTTAGTTTTGTGTTTAACATTAACAATTTTAAATTTAGTAATAGTGATGCATACGCTTTTGATGTTTCATCAAAGTCAATTGCATCCGTAACAGCTGGTGATACATTGTATTGGTTAGCATTAGATAATAAGTAGGAGAAAACAAAATGAGTGAAGAAAATCAAGTAGAAGAGTCAAATACAGAAGCAGAAGCACCAGGTATTGGTTTACAAGATATCGCGGCATGCGTCCAGATCATTGATATTGTGACTAAACGAGGTGCTTTTGAAGGTGCTGAATTAGCCGATGTTGGTACTGTACGTAATCGTTTAACAGCATTCCTTGATGCTAATAAGCCAGCAGAACCAGATGCTGATGAAGATGCTGATAAAGAAGGCATGTAGTAAGACCCGCCCCTTTAGCTCAGTTGGTTAGAGCGTCCGACTCATAATCGGCAGGTCCACTGTTCAAGTCAGTGAAGGGGCACCAAATTATATAATGGAGATACAAATGGTATTAGCAGAACAAGATAAGAAAGACATTTTAACAGTAATTAAAGATTGCTCGGACTCCCTCACTAGAATGGAGGGAGAGCGTGAATTCATTAAAGAAGCTATTATGGGTCTTAATGAGAAGCACGGCATTGATAAGAAGCATTTACGTAAAGTTGTCAACATTTACTATAAGCAAAACCTTGCTGAAGTAACAGCTGTTAATAACGATGTAGAAGACTTATACGAATCTATTACAGGATCGTAACCTGTTGACTTATACACGGTAATAGTGTATAATAAAGAATACAAGGCCAAGGTGTAAACCTCCTGCCTCTGAGCACTTTGAGAGTAGTGTGTATGAAACTCTCACCTAATTATATCATGGAGAAGTAAATGAAAAGAGAAGAGTTCTTGTGGGTTGAAAAATATAGACCAACTACTATTGACGAATGTATCTTACCTAAACCACTGAAGGATACGTTTAAACAGATAGTAGAAACTGGTGAATTGCCTAACATGATGTTTACAGGTACTGCGGGAGTAGGTAAGACTACTGTTGCTCGTGCTTTATGTAAAGAGCTCAATCTCGATTATATCATAGTCAATGGTTCGGAAGATGGTAACATTGATACTCTTCGTGGTAAAATCAAACAGTTCGCTTCAACTGTTTCATTACAGGGAGGATATAAAGTAGTCATTTTAGATGAGGCTGATTACTTAAACCCCCAATCTACTCAACCTGCATTACGTGGATTCATTGAAGAATTCTCTAACAACTGTAGGTTCATTTTAACTTGTAACTTCAAGAATAAGATCATTGAGCCTCTTCATTCAAGATGTTCTGTGTATGAATTTAACGTTGGCAATAAAGCTGAGCTCGCAGGTATGTTCATGACCAGATTAACATACATCCTTGAACAGGAGAATGTTAAGGCTGAGCCACAAGTTGTTGCTGAATTGATTATGAAGTACATTCCTGATTGGCGTCGTGTCATTAACGAGTGCCAACGATATGGCATGTCGGGTACAATTGATGCTGGTATATTAGTATCTTTATCTGAAACGTCTATTAAAGGGCTTATGGCTGACTTAAAGAATAAGAACTTCAAGGGTATGCGTAAATGGGTAAGTGATAATATCGACATGGAACCAGCTGTAGTATTCAGAATGATCTATGATAACATGTTGGATTATGTGTCCGATGAATACATTCCTCAATTGGTGATTACGTTAGCTGAATATCAATATAAGAATGCATTTGTTGCAGATCATGAATTGAATACTGTTGCTTGTCTTACTGAGATTATGGCCCAAGGTAAATTTAAGTGACTCCAAAGGACCACTTAAATAAGAATACTAATGAGCTAACTAGTAATCCGTTCTCGTATTTAAACGCCATTAACAATAACGCGTTTTATCACTTCAGGGATGTTGATATAAAAAATAAAGACTACCCTGCGTTTATGATTAATCGTGGTCTATCATACTTCCCAGATACTGTGCTATATGCTAATGAGATGAATATCAACCATCATCTTGATGGTAAGCCTCAGTTTGATTTTCTTATAAATATCATTAGAAAGAGGAAAAGGTTTTCTAAATGGAACAAGGCTTCTGAGTCTGATGATATCAATGCTTTAAAATCTTACTATGGATATAGTAATGAAAAAGCTAGAAATGTTTTACCTCTTTTCAATAACATTGAATTGAATAGAATAAAGGAAACTATAAATCATGGTGGATCAACAAGAGGAGCTCTTTGATTGGAGCCCAGAGGCTATGTTGGAAGTTACAATAGCACAACCAGACGATTTTCTAAAAATCAGAGAAACCCTTACACGAATGGGTGTGGCAAGCAAAAGAGACTCAAAATTATATCAGTCTTGTCATATATTACACAAGCAAGGACGATACTTCATCACACACTTTAAAGAGCTGTTTTTGTTAGATGGTAAGCCTTCTAACCTAACAGTTAATGATGTCGGCCGACGTAACACCATTGTTACTTTAATGTCGGATTGGGGACTGCTTGAGACTGTAAGTATAATTGGTTATACTTCACCCCTAAATCAAATCAAAATCATCTCTCATAAAGAGAAGCCTAATTGGGAACTTTGTCCTAAGTATAACATCGGTACAAAATAAATACGGATTTTCCGTTGACCTTTGGTTAGTTTTGTTGTATAATATAAGTATATTAACAATGAAAGGTGCAACATGAAAAAGATTACAGATGATACGATTAAAGCAATTTGGGCTGAACAAAACTTAGAGGCTAAGAAAGACTTGCTGTTGGATGTTATTGACAACTTCCAGTACAAGTCAAAGCAAGAGCATTTTAGAGAGGCAGTACGAAATACAAAATCAACACAACGACTTGACTTTTTGTCAAAAGATATCTTCTTTGTCGGTTGTGGCATGAAGATAGTTTAAATTATATAATGGAGAAGTGAATGGCAAAGATCAGATATTCTGAGTATTTTTACTCTGTACAGGGTGAAGGTAAATGGGTAGGAACACCAACAGTATTCTTTCGAACGTTCGGGTGCAATTTAACATGCGCTGGGTTCGGACAACCAAGAGACAATCATATACCTGAGGAAGAGATGCCTCACATGCTGGTAGATCTTACTAACATCAAATCAGTAGAGGACCTTCCGGTAGTTGAAATCGGCTGTGACTCTTCAGCATCATGGAGTAAAAAGTATAAACATCTAAGTCCTTTCGCTGAGACTAATGAAATTGCGTCAAATTTAGGAGATCTCCTTACAGGTAACTTATCATTCGAGGATAATGTTCACTTGTGTATGACAGGTGGTGAACCTTTATTGGGTTGGCAGAAAGCTTATGTTGAGTTGTTCCAACAACCTGAATTAGTGAATCTAGAACATCTTACGTTTGAGACTAATGGGTCGAAGATGGTACAGCAGGTACTCATTGACTATTTCAATAACACAAACGCGATGTTTACTGAAGTTACGTGGATGGTATCTCCTAAGTTATCATTAACCGGTGAAGATCAGAATGTTACTATTGATCCTGAATGCTTATTGTCAATGAATAAAGTGCTTAATTCAAACATTAACTTGAAGTTTGTTGTTAGAGATGAGATCGATTTAGCTGAAGTTGAAGCTGCCCTTGCAGCCTATGAAGAAGCGGGTGTTGAGATTGAGGATGTATTCTTAATGCCAGAAGGTGCTACGTTAGAAGGCCAAGAGTTGACAGAAAAGAATGTTGCAGAGTTGTGTATGAGAGAAGGTTATAAGTTCTCTCCTAGATTACACATCAATTTGTTTGGCAATTCGTGGGGTACCTAAAATGATTAAGTATACTAATGAACAATACGTGAGAGATCTTGCAAAGATTAAAGATGAGATAGAGTCGATGATCATGCGCGGTCATGTTAATATCAACATTGTAGGCCTCCATAGAGGATCGTTACCTATGGCTGTACATCTATCTAACATCCTCCCTGCCAAGATGTCGATTGTTAATTATCAAACCCGAGACGGCGATTCTACAGAACCTGTTTTCGCTCTTGATACTATTGCTTTAGGGGATACTATTATCGTGTTGGATGATATTTACGATTCTGGTAAGACTATTAGAGACACTGTTGCTATGATTAGACAGAAGTATCCTGATCAATACGTTAAACCTATGGTGTTGTTTGGAAAAGATAATGAAGATGACTGTTCGTGGGTAAGAGAGCATACTGGTGAGTGGATTAATTTCCCTTGGGAAGTTGAGCTTAATTAACGGTCATCGAGTCCACATGCACTTATAAATAGTATTATATAACTACAAGGATACTAATATGAAAAAATATTATTACATATATAAAACTACTAATAACATCACAGGCAAAATCTATATAGGAAAGCGGTATGGAACATTAGATGAGTCTTATTATGGGTCTGGGGTGCATATTAAAAGATCTATAAATCATCATGGACAGTCTAACTTCACAAAGGATATATTAGTTATTACTGACAACTTCTATATAGATGAACTAGAGAGAAATATGATACAACATTTTAATTCTCAGGACCCCTCAGTGGGGTATAATATATCTAGTGGAGGAGATGGGGGGGATACTTACCAAGGGAGATCGTGGAAAGAAGTTTCTAACACACAAGTGTATAATCGTAGAGTTCAAAAGAAGAAGGAGCGAGACGCTGTATATTGGACTGATGCTAATAGAGCTTTATTAGGTGAGGCGGTTAAATCTAAACAATGGACAGGAAGTCGAGGCGCTAAAAGAAGAGAAGATCATAGAGAGCGCATTACAGGGTCCAAAAACCCGGGTGCTAAATCATATGAACTTACCGACACTGATGGTAATGTTATTAGCACGAGTTGTCTCAAAAGTTTTTGTGAAGATAATGGATTAGTAACATCTACTGTTAGAAGATTTGTTGGTGTTGGTAAGATAGAGAGGAAATCAAATAAAGATCATTCGTTTAAAAACTGCCACACTAAGCGTTTCTTAAATGGGTGGGAAATAATTGAAAAAACTGTTGACATTACAGCTTAGATAGTGTATAATGACTATATTAATCACACAAAGGAGAAAAAATGATTATTAGAAAGAAGTTTAAATTTGAAGGTGCACACATAGTGCGTAATTGTTCTAGTGAACGGTGTAAGTTTTCTATACATGGTCATAGCTATGTTGTAGAGGTATTCTTCACTGGTGCAGGATTAGATAATGGTCAGATGATTATGGACTTTGGTCTCATGAAGAGTACTATTGGTGATTTTGTAGATTCATTCGATCATGCATATTCTATGTGGGATAAAGAAAGCGACGAATTTAAAGAGTTTATTCATAACAACTCAGCACGATACATTAACATGCCAGTAAGTCCAAGCGCAGAAGCATATTCACTTATGATGTTCAAAGTAATCGATGCAATCGTTAATAATACTGAATTCAATAATGGTGAGAAGGATGTTGAGTTGTATGCTGTTAGGGTACACGAAACATTATCTGGATATGCTGAATCTCGTAGAGAAGATATGAATTGGGTTGATTGGGGTATTAAAGATATCACGTTCAGTGATGATATTAAGAGTGAGTGGAAAGATCCTGAGATGTTTGATAAGCTATTAGCAGGTGAGAAATTTATTAATGATAAAGTGGAGCAACAAGTATAATGCACGACAAAAGTAAACAAAACGAGTCTTTAGGTAAACAAGTAAATGAGTATTTAGTTAAAATGGGAGTACAAACTCCAATGACAGATAAAGTACACGTGAATGATCAAATCAAGATCAATGCTATTAGACGAGATGTTGAATCAACTCTTAAAGAATTGGGATTAGACTTAACTGATGATTCATTAATTGATACACCTAATAGAGTAGCTAAGATGTATGTTAATGAGATCTTTTCAGGATTGAGAGCAGACACGTTCCCTAAGTGTACAGCGGTAGATAATAAGATGACACAAGGAGATGAGTTTGTGGTAGAAAGAGATATTACTTTATTCTCTGATTGTGAACATCACTTGCGACCTATCATTGGTAAGTGTCATGTAGCATACATTCCGAAGAAGAAGGTGTTGGGTCTATCTAAGATGAATCGATTAGTTCAATACTTTGCACGACGTCCTCAAATTCAAGAACGCTTGAATCAACAGATTGCTCATGCTATGTCATTCATCACTGAATCAGACGATATCATCGTAATGGTTGATGCAGGTCACACTTGTGTAAGTCAACGTGGTGTTATGGATACTAATTCAACTACTGTTACTTTAACTGCCTTAGGTAAGTTTGGTGAACCAAATTCGCCATTAAGAGCAGAAGCATTAGCAGCTTTCACTAGGAAGTAATGGAACGCAAATCTAGAGGAGTTTATAGCGTTTGGGATGGAGACCAATGTGTATACGTTGGATCCACCTCTTTAAAGCTTGAGTGGTTAGAGAATAACCACAGGGAGTGGCAACGCAAAGGATATTCTCCTACTAAGTTCAGACAAGCTCTTACTTCCACTCGTGCAAATGAGTCATGGGTATTCAAGTGGGTAGTTGAACCAAAGAATAACCTGACTCAAGCTTACATTGAGATTCAAGAAGAAGGGTTCATTCAATGGTTGAAACCAAAGTACAACGTTGATTTCAATCCGTATGAGTCATCCATTAGTTATGGCAGATATGGCAGATGCTGTTGACTTCTAACTCATTATAGGGTATAATACATAGTATGAAAATAAAAAAACAAATGATATGGGTTAGGTTTACAAAGGAAGGAATTCATAAGTTCCCTGCTGCGCTGACTGAACCTGAGTTGAGTGAAGTTAAGTTCTTAGGTTACGACCATAGACACATCTTTCATTTTAAAGTAGGTATTGAAGTTAAGCATGACGATCGGGACATTGAGTTTATTCTATTCAAGAGATGGTTAGAGAGCTTATATGAAGATTCTACGTTAGAATTGGACTTTAAGTCGTGTGAGATGATATCTAATTCACTTTGCGATGCTATTAATTATAAATATCCTCATAGAGACATCACTATTAGTGTGTCAGAAGATAATGAAAACGGATCATATAAGGAGTATACAAATGAAGACATTTAAAGAAGTTAGAGAAGGTAAGAAAGATAAGGAAGCAGAGATGTTTGCATGGGTTGTTGATAATATGGAAAACTCTAACCACAATCATGGTAAGATGAAGAAAGAATTTACTAAGATTTTCGGTGCTGCAGCTACAAAGAAACATTGGGACGATATGGTCACTATGGCTATGGGTGGCTAACACGTTGTATAGTTAGACTTCTATAAAAAGTCATTTTGAATTATATTATGGAGTAACATTATGAGATTTTGTCACATATCACCACCTGCCTTCGCAGGCTACGCAGCAAACAAAAGTGGTCTCCACTTAACCTTAGCACACCTTGTTGAAGAGCAAGGTGCTGCATATTGTAACACCTTCCAAGACGGTAAAGACATTATTTTAGATAATTCTGCCTTCGAGATGTACAAGCAAGGTCGTCCAATGTATCCCTCAGATAAACTATTAGAAATGGCTGAACAGATCAATGCTGATTATATCGTAATGTCTGATTATCCTGGGGAGCCTGGTCAAAAGACTATTGATGCAGCGAAGAAGTTAGGTCATATCTTTAAAGAGGCAGGATACAAAACGTTCTTCGTTCCTCAGTCAGAAGTAGGTGATTTTGATGATTACGTTGAAACCTTTAAGTGGGCACTTAAACAGGATTGGATCGATCTAATCGGTGTATCCATTCTTGGTGTTCCTAACGCTTATGGTGTAGAGAAAGATAACAACTTACAAAGGTTCTTATCAAGGTGGCACATGATGAAGTATCTTGAGGATGAAGGCATCTTAGCTGATACAGATGAGAAGCGTTTACATTTCCTTGGTATGGTAGATGGTCCTAATGAGATTGATCTTGTAAGACCTTACCACTATTACATTAACAGTTGGGATACGTCAGCAGCAGTATGGGCTGGTATGAATGATATCATGTTCGATGAAACTCCAACAGGATTAGAGTTTGGTAAGTGTGAAATAGAGGTTGACTTTAATGAAAAAGAATGGTATAATCAGCATCAGGTTGAGGCTAATGTTAGCTTCATTAATTGGAAAGAAGGAGTAGAGATTTGAAACATATTATGGGACCTAACTCAGGGTCGAAATTGAGTGGTGTAAGAGAAGGTGATGTTCAACCTAACGCGGTTGACTTACGTGTAGATAAGATCTTTCGTATTGAAAGTAACTTATTTACTATTAACGAAGATGAGAAGATCCATCGTGGATCTACAGAGTTGCATCCTAATGAGAAAGGTAATTGGTTCTTACCAACAGGTCTGTATGAAGTGATCATGGAGAATACTATCAAAGTTGGTATGAATGAATCAGGTTGGGTTATCACTCGATCTACATTAAATCGTAATGGTGTGTTCTTAACATCAGGTCTATACGATTCGGGTTATGATGGGTGTATGGCTGGTTGTATGCATGTTGCTGTAGGTGATATGAAGCTTACACGAGGTACACGTATTGGCCAGTACTTATCATTTGATTCAGAGTCTCTTCATTCATATGATGGTGATTACGGCACTAATAAAGCACACGACGATAAGTATATATGATAATCGCATTAACAGGTTTAGCAGGGTCAGGTAAAGATACTGCTGCTGAGATTATAGCAGAGATTCTAGGGGGAGCTGCCATTGTAGCTCTTGCTGATCTACCTAAAGAGATGGCTGCTAAACACTTTAATATGCCAAAGAGCATGTTTTACGATAGAAAGTTTAAAGATTCAACAATGATTATTCCACACGAAGATGGATACAGGTACACATACACTGGACATGGTGATATAACACCCCGCGAGCTATTAGTATCTTGGTGGGATGAGTTGTTTGAAGAACATGGATCTGATTACTCATTACGAATGAACATTAAAAAGATTAATGATATTGACGAGAAGAATATAATCATTTCAGACATTAGATATCCAATTGAATTTGATTGGATAGACAATGAAGGTATTACATTATTAAATATACAAAGAGATGCAGTTGAGAAGACTATCGATCATGTTACTGAATCAGTAACTATGAAAGGTTATGCGGTGGATAATAATGGATCAATTGAAGATTTAAAAGTTGTATTGACTGATATGTTCATGAACCCACAATCTTTTGTATAAATAAACCCATAGGATGCCTTCGGGGTCCTATAGTAGAAGAGTGACATGAGTTGCTCTATAATTTAACTCGCTTAACAGGAGAAAACAACATGACAAACTTTCAAAAAGATTTGTTCTTCGGCTTCGATTCATTATTTGATTCGATCCAAACCCCCCAGAAACAACAATCATACCCACCATACAATGTAATTAAGAAGGGTGAAAACCATTACTTCATTGAAATTGCAGTGGCTGGATTTAAATCAGATCAGATTGATTTGACTTTAGAGAAGGGTGTATTAACGGTGAAAGGTACAAGACTTCTTACCGATGATATAACTGATTATGTTCATAAAGGAATTTCAACAAGAGACTTTACAAGATCATTTACATTAGCCAAAACTATTAAGGTAGTTGGTGCTGATATTGTAGATGGTGTCTTATTGATTGGTCTTGAAAATGAAGTGCCAGAGGAAGAGAAAGCACAAACAATTAACCTTGGTGAATTTAGTAAAAAAGCTAAAGAACTACTGCTAGGTTAATTTTAAGGGGTCGCAAGGCCCCATTATACAATGGAGAAATATTATGGATTCACATATCGTACGTCTAAACTCCGGTGAAGAGTTACTTTGTAACATCAAATCTTCCACCGAAAACCTAATCACAGTAACTAACCCTTACATTATCTTACCAACACAAGATGGTAGTATCCAATTTATGAAGTATATGGCTTATGCAGTATATGATGAATTGCCTATTAAAGAATCAGACATCATGTGGGTTGTCGTTCCTAGTATTGAACTAGCAGCCAAACATTCTGAAATGGCAGGTCAAATCGCCACACCAACCCAGAAAATAATTACGTAGTACTTGTTGACTTCTCTCCGTATTTACTGTATAATGGCTGTATGACAAATGAAAAATTCTACACAAGCGTCTATAGACGCGGCAATAACATTCTCTACAGAGGATATGAAAACGGCAAGGCAGTAGCAAGAAAGGTTCCTTTCCAACCTACAATGTACTATCAAGTGGATACTCCAACCGATTGGAAGACTCTTGATGGTCACTTCGCCAAACCTATCAGATACTCATCGATGAGTGATGCTCAAACCAAGATTAATGAATCGAGTGAAATCTCGAACTTCAATCTACATGGAATGAGCAACTTCTTATCTCAATACATTACATCTGAATTCCCTGAAGAAATCAAATTCAAACGTGGAATCGTTAATGTATTGTCTCTTGATATTGAGGTACAATCTGATGAAGGTTTCCCTAAACCAGAAGAAGCAAACTATGAAGTGATCTCAGTTGCTATGAAGAGTAGTAAAGAGAACACTTACTATGTGTATGGTCTTAATGACTATGATGTTTCTAAATCATATATGAAGGATAGTGAAGTTATCTATCGAAAGTGTACTGATGAGAAACATCTATTAACTTGCTTCATTGATCGATGGGCATTAAACTATCCTGACATTGTAACTGGTTGGAACGTGAAGTTCTTTGATATGACGTACCTCGTGAATAGAATCATTCAAGTGTGTTCATTGAAAGAATCTAAACGATTAAGTCCTTGGGGATACAATCATCCACGTAAGACTAAGATAATGAATAAAGAGATTCATTGGTGGGACATCTATGGTGTTGCTATTCTCGATTACCTTGATCTGTTTAAGAAGTTTGGGTATTCGTATGGACAGCAAGAGTCCTACAAGTTGGATCATGTTGCACATACAGTTCTAGGCGAACGTAAGTTATCATATGAAGAACACGCTAACCTATATACACTATACAAGGAAGACCATCAAAAGTTTATCGACTATAACATCAAAGACGTTGAGTTGATCGAACGATTAGAAGATAAGATGGGACTGATCACACTCGCAATGGTTGTGTCATACAAAGCTGGTATCAACTATGCTGAATGTATGGGTACTGTAGGAGTATGGGATTCTATCTTATATCGTGACTTAACAAGTCGTGGTGTTGTAGTTCCTCCTAATATCCATTCTGAGAAGGGTGATTATCCTGGTGGTTATGTTAAAGCTCCTCAGGTAGGACTACACAATTGGGTAGTATCATTTGACTTGAACTCACTATATCCGAACATCATTTGTCAGTATAACATGAGTCCCGAGACTATTGTAATGAAAGAAGGGGGAGTATCTATTCAAGCTATTATGGATGGAAAGGTTCGTAATAATGATCCCCACTCAGGTCTTGCTGCTAATGGGTTAAGATTCAGAAATGATAAGTTAGGAACGATTCCTCGTATCATTGGTGATCTATATGCTGAACGTGTTGTGGTTAAGAAGAATATGCTGAAGTATCAACAAGAGAAGGAAGGTATTGCTAAGTCAGATAAGAAAGCTATCTATAAGATTGAAAAGGATATCAACATTGCTGAGAATAAACAGATGGCGATTAAGATTCTTATGAACTCTCTTTATGGAGCGATGGGCAACCAATACTTTAGATACTTTAATCAAGATGTTGCTGAGGCTATTACGACTTCTGGTCAGACTACTATTAAGTGGGCTGAAAGAGCTTTGAATGGTTATATGAATGATATTATGGGGACCACTAATTATGATCACATTATTGCTATTGATACTGATAGTGTTTATGTTAACATGGATCCTCTCGTTCAGCTTGTTAAGCCTAACAACCCTGTTGCATTCCTCGATAAAGTTTGTCACGAGAAGTTGGAGAAGGTACTTGAAGTAGCGTACACAGATCTATTTAAGACATTAGGTGGTATTGCTGAGAAGATGGTAATGAAACGAGAGGCTATTGCTGATAAAGGAATATGGACAGCCAAGAAACGATACATATTGAATGTTCATAACAATGAAGGTGTACAGTATGCTAAGCCTAAGTTGAAGATTATGGGATTGGAAGCTGTTAAGTCTTCTACACCTGCTGCTTGTCGTGATGCACTAAAACACATATTTAAGACTATTATTAAAGGTGATGAGTCTGATACACAAGAAGAAGTTGCTAAGTTTAAAGAACACTTCATGACATTGGCTGCTCATGAAGTATCATTCCCTAGAGGTGTGTCAGAGATTGATAAATGGAGAGGTAAGGATGGTGACATATATGCTAAAGGGACTCCTATTCATGTTAGGGGAGCGTTGATATATAATGATGCTATTAACATGAGAAACCTCGATAATAAGCATACATTAATTCAAAGTGGAGAGAAGATTAAGTTTACATACATGAAGATGCCCAATCCTCTCAAATCAAATGTAGTATCATTCCCTGAGTATCTTCCTAAAGAATTCAAAGCTGATGATTATGTTGATAGAGATCTCCAGTTCCAAAAGACATTCCTTAAACCGATCGAGCCAATCTTTGATGCTATCGGTTGGAGTGTTGAGTCCACTGTATCGTTGGAGGACTTCTTTTGATTAGCCTAACAATATTCAAGAATCTGTATGACAATAAGACTGATAAGAACATGCAGTTTGAGACTCCTGATGATTTCATGAAGTTCTTACATCAGCTATCTTCAGTTGAGTATAAGGAGAAGAAAGATGCTCCATTAATGAGTCCTGCAACCTTTCTTCCTAATACAACTAGAGCTAACAAGAGTGTTGTTAATTGGGCTGGTTGGGCAGCTGTCGATGTTGATGATCATGTGTTTGAAGGCAACCTTGAAAAGGAGTTACATGATCTGTATGGTCAATACACTTACGTGTGTTACTCAACTGCGTCATCAACCAAAGAACATCCTAAGTTTAGATTGGTGTTTCCTTTATCAGAGAATGTCCCAGCAAATAAGATTAAACACTTCTGGTTTGCTTTGAATAAGACATTAGGGGATATAGGTGATCCTCAAACTAAAGATTTGAGTCGTATGTACTTCGTTCCTGGTAATTATGCAGGTGCTCATAGCTTCATATTCACGAATGCTGGGGAGTTAATGAGTCCAGTGGTGCTAATGGACAGCATAGAATACGCCGAAAAGCCGTCAGGAAATGCATTCTTAGATAGTTTACCTGAGAAGGTTCGCAATCAAATATTAGAGTACAGAAAGAATCAAATGACAAACACCTCAATTGCTTGGGACAGCTATCACAATTGTCCATTCGTTAATAAGGCACTAGTTGCTGAGTATAATACAATCAGTGAGACCGGTTGGTATCGTAAGATGTATCAGATAATGGTATCGATTGCCATGAGAGCAATCAAACAAAGGTACCCTATCAGTTCAAATGAAATTGCAGAGATGTGTGCTCAGATCGATAGAGAGAATGGCGGTTGGTATAATAATCGACCATTAGAAAGAGAGGCTACAGGAGCAATTAATTTTGCTTATGAAAACGTTGACTTTAAGTAAGGAATAGTGTATAATATAGTATATTACAAACAGGAGAAATGTATATGGGAATAATGGATAAGCTACAAAAGAATAGTAAGATCAAAGAGACTGCAATACTGTCTAAATCTAAACTGTTTGCAAATCAGGATATGGTACCCACCCCAGTACCTATGATAAACGTTGCACTGTCTGGCAATCCAGATGGAGGATTGACATCGGGACTAACTGTATTGGCAGGACCATCGAAGCACTTTAAAACTTCATTCGGCTTGTTAATGGCTGCGGCTTACCTTAAGAAACATGAAGATGCTATCATCCTATTCTACGACTCAGAATTTGGAAGCCCCCAAAGTTACTTTGAAAGCTTTGGTATTGATACAAGCAGAGTGTTACACACACCAATCACCAATGTTGAAGAGTTGAAGTTTGACATTGTGAATCAACTGGAAGAGATTGCTAAGGAAGATAAAGTGATCATTATGATTGACTCTATTGGTAATCTTGCATCCAAGAAAGAAATGGATGATGCTATGAATGAGAAGAGTGTTGCTGATATGTCACGAGCCAAAGCCCTGAAAGGTCTATTTAGAATGTGTACTCCATATCTTTCAATGAAAGATATTCCTATGCTCGCTATCAATCATACATACCAAACAATGGAGATGTTCTCTAAAGCTGTTGTATCAGGTGGTACAGGTATCTATTACTCAGCTGATAACATTTGGATCATTGGTAGACAACAAGAGAAGGATGGCAAAGACATCAAAGGATATAACTTCATTATTAATGTTGAAAAGTCTCGATTCGTTAAAGAGAAGAGCAAGATTCCAATTTCTGTTACTTGGGAAGGTGGTATTGAAAGATATACTGGTTTATTAGATGCAGCTATTGAAGGTGGATTTGTTGTTAAGCCTACTATGGGTTGGTACTCTCCAGTAAATATTGCGACAGGTGAAGTATCTGATGTTAAATTGAGAGCTAAAGCTTTAGGTAAAGACTTTTGGGAGCCTATTCTAGCATTGCCTGAATTTAAATCATTCCTTAAAACTAAGTACGAGATTGGTCATGCTTCAATGATTAAAGAAGACTCTGAGTGAATTTAGAGACACTAATTCTACGCTCATTGATTCATGATGAGGTGTATACAAGAAGAGTTATACCTCACTTAAAGCAGAAGTACTTTGATGGTCCATACAAGCTGGTGTTCAATGAGATTATATCATTCGTAACAAAGTATGGCAATCTTCCTACTACTAATGCGTTAAGTGTTGAGTTGCAAGATGGAGCATCCATTCCAGCTGATATGGTTACAGAGGTGTATTCTGTTATCAACGATTTGAATGCTCCTGCTGCTGAGTCTGATGAAGATTGGTTAATCGATCAAACGGAGAAGTGGTGTCAGGATAGATCTATATTCCTTGCTATTATGGAATCAATTGAAATCATTGATGGCAAACATAAAGATTTAACCAAGAATGCTCTTCCTGAGCTGTTGAGTGATGCCTTAGCTGTATCATTCGATACCAACATTGGTCACGATTACATCGAGAACTCAGATGATCGTTATAAGTTTTATCATAGAGAAGAGGAACATCTTCCATTCGACTTAGAGATGTTCAATAAGATCACTAAAGGTGGATTGGTTAATAAGACGTTAAACGTTGCATTAGCTGGTACTGGTGTAGGCAAGTCTTTGTTTATGTGTCATGTTGCTGCTGGTGCCCTAACTCAAATGAAAAATGTGTTATACATATCTATGGAAATGAGTGAAGAGCGAGTTGCTGAACGTATTGATGCTAACTTAATGAATGTGCCTATATCTCAATTAGAGAATCTGTCCAAAGATATGTTTGATAAGAAGATGAATGCTATCACTAATAAAGGTTTGGGCCAGTTGATTGTTAAAGAGTATCCAACGGGAGCTGCTAATGCGACTCACTTTAGGGCACTCTTAGGTGAGTTGAAGTTGAAGAAGGATTTCATTCCTGATTTGATTTGCATTGATTATCTAAACATTTGTGCTTCTAGTAGAATGAAAGCTGATTCTGGATCATACACGTATGTTAAAGCAATTGCAGAAGAGTTGAGAGGTTTAGCAATGGAGAACAATCTTCCAATCTTGACAGCTACTCAAACTACTCGTGGTGGTTATGATAATTCAGATGTATCGTTGACAGATACGTCCGAGTCATTTGGACTACCTGCAACGGCTGACTTAATGTTCGCATTGATATCTACTGAGGAATTGGAAGAGAGAAATCAGATACAGGTTAAACAGTTGAAAAATAGGTATAACGATCCAACAGGAGACACTAAACGTTTTGTGTTGGGGATTGATAGATCAAAGATGAGGTTGTATGATGTTGAAGATAATGCACAAACGTTATCAGTAGATACTAATCAACCAACAGCAGATTATAGTAAATTTACAGTATAGGAGATATAGTGGTGGAAAGAACAAATAGTATTAAGAGCACAGATAAAGTGAAAAGAGTAGATCACCAATCTACTACTACTAAGGTTAAGATGGTATCGTATAGTATGCCAAGCCAAGAGTATAAAGAGGCAGGCCTGAATGATGTTCAGGATCTAATTGCATATTGCGCAAGGGTATCTAATCCAAGTAATCAATTCAACAAAGAGACTAGTGATAAGCTCATTAAGTATCTTATTAAACATAAGCATTGGAGTCCGTTAGAGACAGTATCAGCGTGCCTGGAGATCGAAACTACACGTGACATTGGACGTCAAATCCTTAGACACAGATCATTCTCGTTCCAAGAGTTTTCTCAACGATATGCTGATCCTACTAAGGATATGGCATTCATGTTAAGAGAAGCAAGACTTCAAGATACGCAGAATAGACAGAACTCAATCGACACCGATAATGCTGCATTGTCTGCTATGTGGAGAATTAAGCAAGAGGAATTGATTAAGAAGTCATTAGATGCTTATAACTGGGCCATTGAGAACGGCATTGCAAAAGAACAAGCTCGGGCTGTATTGCCAGAAGGGAATACAATGAGCAGAATGTATATGAACGGAACTTTACGTTCTTGGGTTCATTACATTGAGTTAAGAAGTGCTAATGGCACACAGAAAGAACACATTGAAGTTGCAAAGCAATGTGCAAAAGTAATTGCGGAGATCTTTCCGTTAATGCTTGACATTATGGAGTAAATCATGTATAATAGATATATAGAACGTATTAAACAATTTTTCACTAAGAAGTTAGATTACGCCACGATGTACGAGAGCAAGTGTAAGGAGTGTGATGGGTGGGAGTTTAAATTTAACAAGTTGCAGAGACAACTCACAGCCATCTTAAAGGAAAGTGATTCTTAAGCAGTGGTGTGTGATGTTCCTTGATGGAACAGGCAGAACTATTATGGCGGAAAGTAAAGAACAAATAATGTACAAATACAAAAACGTTAAAAGCGTATTTAAAATGGGAAGGAAAACATGAGTAAGACAGCAATTGATGGCGTAAAGATACGCAAAGATAACAACGGCAATAGACTAAGTAAGAAGACTTATAGCCACGGCAGCTATAGATGTAAGCGTAAGCCAAATTCAAAGAGATGCAAGAAGTAATTAATTGGTTGAATATAGCGTTAATCCTAATATTAGCTGGTATAGTAATGGGGATTGCGGTAGTACTGGCGTTGATATGGACGCCGTTTTTATTATTAGGGATTGCAATAGATTATTATGACAACAAAAAAACTATACGATAAGTGGGAGTTTGTTTATTTAACCGATGAGGCTGGTGAGGCTATAACTGATGATGATCAGTGGTATGTTGAGCTTTTCGGAGGTAAGTATGATAAGGTGGTATATAGCTATACTAATGTAGTTATGAATGAAGAGAACAGAGAGATAAAGTTTAATTATGAACTACATAGATGTATAGATGATGACCCACATGGGACTGATGAATTTAACGATGTAGTAGGAGAGATTCTTAATCTGATCCTTGAGGATGCGTTTGAAGCAGGTGATTTTAAAATGGGCGATAATGATGAGCGAATCACTAATAATCCTAGCTGAAGAATGTGCGGAGGTCCAACAAGAGGTGTCTAAGATTCTTCGATTTGGTCCTGAAGAAGCTAATTTGAAGAACCTAGAAAAGGAGATTGGTGATGTCATTGCTATGATGGTTGTCTTAGCATACCAAGGTATCATTAATGAAGATAAGGTTATGCGTAGAGTCCCCACTAAACTTAGAAAGTTGAAGAAGTGGAGTGATATAAAAGATTTAGACGCTATTATAGAAAACTTATAAATAAGTCTATATCACAACTTAAAAATAACGATGATCAAATTCAAATCATACTTAGAAGAGGGTAAGAACGATAAGTCTATCTTCCATGCTATATTCATGGCAGGCGGACCAGGCTCTGGTAAGTCTTACGTTGTTGGTCAACTAGGTTTAGAAGCATTAAACTTCAAAGATATCAATTCAGACTCTGCATTAGAAAAGGCTATGAAGTTATCTTTAATGGATATGGAAATGCCTGACGGGCAAGCCTATGCTAAAGATATCGTTAGGGGCATATCAAAGAAAACAACTAAACGCAAAGAAGGTCATGCTGTGAATGGCAGACTTGGTTTAGTGATTGATGGTACTGGCAAAGATGATAATAAGATCAAAGCTCATAAAGAAACCTTAGAGAAACTTGGATATGAATGTTCAATGGTGTTTGTTGATACATTTTTAGATACTTCTATTGAACGTGATATGCAAAGAGGTAAAGATGGTGGAAGATCATTAGGATCTAAAGCTGTCACTTCAATGTGGAAAGGCGTTCAAAGTAATAAGAAGTCATACTCGAGTTTGTTCGGTAAGAGATTATTCATTATCGAAAACAATAGTACTGGTAAAGATGATAAGGATGGTAATGTTCAATTCGATCGTCAAATCAATAAAGTAAATACTAAGATCGCTTCTTGGGCTAGTCAATTACCAAACAATCCCCAAGTGAAAGCTTGGATGGATGTAAATTAAGGATATTCATGGACAATTTTAAAGGTTATATATTAAACGAAGCAGCTAACAGTAGCTTTCAAGTCATCATTGACGACAAGTTGACAGATGAAGAAAAGAAGGTGCATGGTAAGTATGATATTCCTAAGAAGAGTTTTAAGTTAAAGCTTCATCCTAAGGATAAGAAGACTTTCATCAAGCTGTTTAAAGAAGCTCCTGATAAGACAGTTGGTAATGGTGAAATTTCCTTATATTGGTTGTTTGACGGCAGAGCCCAAGAGACACGTGGTGGTACTGAGCCAGACTTGCATATTGATAAGAAGGCTGTTGAAGTAAAAGCATATCCAAAACATGATCCGATATCGTTAGGAAGATTCCAGGATAGACGAGAGTTTAGAGCATTACTAAACACTTTGTTTGGCATCTCTAATTTATTCCAAGCCTTCTCAAAAGATAACAGCAAAGGCAATCAATCTTTCAAAGGGGAATTGTCATTCAGATACCCTGATGTACTAGAAGCAGCTGAGAAGTTTATTGAATTATCAGAGCTATTCAAGGGCAACAAAGATCTAATGAACTTTAAAATATTTAAAGACATGAAAAAGACTACTGATGATTTTGAGAAACAATTGAAAAAGTTGGGATACGGATCCAAGATTAATGATCCTGAAAGCATTGCTGTAGGTTTAATGAAACGCTTGATTGATGTGTTAGTTGGGGATAAGCCTGGTGATAAAGGATATATTGCTAATGTCAAAGATAGTGATCCAACTGACATTTGGTTCCATTACATAGACTTTAAAAATATGGTTAACGACACCAAGACTCTATCTAAAAAAGGAACATTTGCTGTTAATGGCGGAACATTCAAGGCATCTTTCGGTACACTGTTTCCTGGATAACATAATGAAATCATTTAAAAGACATTTAGCAGAAGCTAAGAATACTCACATGATCCATATCGAAGATTTGGTTATTGATGGTGGTGTTAATGGTACTCGTGCTGCTATCAATGCATTAAGAGATTTAAGAGATATGCTTGCAGGTAATACAAATGATACTAAAGCTGTAACAGTTAAATGGGACGGTGCACCAGCAGTATTTGCTGGTATTGATCCTACTGACGGAGAGTTCTTTGTTGCTAAAAA